TGACCATCTGTGCCGCAACCCAAGCTGCGTTAATCCCGATCACTTGGAAGCCGTGACTGAGAAAGTGAACATCAATCGCGGCATTTCGGCGGAACGTATACGGGCCAAGTTTGCCTTCGTTACACATTGCAAGAACGGTCACGAATACACCGAAGATAACACGTATCGGTACACCGCAAACGGATACCAGCATCGCGGATGCCGCATTTGCCGCGCTGCCGCAGATCGCCGCCGCAAGCAGAAGGAAAAGCAGAATGTCGTTTGTTAGCGATGAAGAGGCTTCATCGGCACTGGAGTTCTTGCTCAAGAACGCAAAGGCGTTGGGCGAACTAAAGCGCCGTCAGATACTCACAGAGTCTATGACGAAAAGAACTCGTGCAATCGAAATGGCCCGTAGCGATGCCAAGACGGTGGCCGAGAAGGAACGCGATGCGTTGGCCTCAGAAGCCTACTTGGAGGCCATCACAGCAGAGGCGGAAGCCGCTGGAGCATATGAAGAAGCCCGCGCCTTGAAGGACGCCGCTGGCGCGCGGATCGAAGTGTGGCGTTCGCTTACATCAACAGCGAGGCAGTTAAGAGCAGCATGACACAGTACGATAACACCAACCGGGGCATTCTTGGCCGCAACAAACGCAAGGAAAAGGACACTCATCCTGATTTCAGCGGCAGCATCAACGTGGAAGGCCACGATTTTTGGTTAAGTGGTTGGTTGAAAGAAAATGCCAACGGCAAGTTCTTCAGCCTGTCCGTCAAGCGCAAAGACGGCACATCAGAGAGGCCGGAACAGTTCGTGGCAAAGGCCAAGGAAGTGTTTTCAGGCGCTACGCTGGATGACGAGGACATTCCATTTTGAGGCGTGAGTTCTCAGCCAAGGTCAAGCTGGCCGCCTATGAGCGTTGTCAGAAAGACGGAAAGCCTCACTGCGAAGCCTGCGGGCTGCGTATCGTGGGACTGCCCGAATACGACCATGTGAAGCCAGATGGCCTTGGCGGGGAACCGACACTAGAGAATTGCCAATGTCTCTGCGGGAAATGCCACCGCATCAAGACTCACGAAAATGACCGCCCGATAATGCAGAAGGCTGACAATCAACGCAAAGCCGCTGCGAACGCCAAGAAGAAATGGAAATGGCCCAAGCGCAAGATGGATTGGACCGTGATATGACACCGATGCCCCTGCCCGTTGCCGTGAAAGAATGCTTCCCGCATGGGGGAGCCACGGTCAATACGCTCCGCGCTGCGATCCGCGCCGGGGAATTGCAAGCCGAATTGGTCGGGAGGCAATATCTTGTCACCGAGGAAGACGTTGAAACCTGGAGGGAACTATGCCGAGGCCGAGCAAAGGCGCGAGGCTCTACGTCAAGCGCCAGAAAGGCCGTGCGCCCGTCTACGTTATCAGGGACGGAGAAGAGGAAGTTAGCACAGGATGCGCTGCAACGGATGTTGATGGTGCCACGAACGCGCTGCGCCAGTACCTTACAGACCACTTTAGGCCCGACACCTCTGAGCGTAGCCTATCCCGAGTTGGTTGTGCGGAAGTGATGATGCTTTACCTGACCGACTTGCCCGCAGACAGCCCCAGCCGGGGGACGATCAGGTATCATGTGAAGGCGCTGAGTGCATATTGGGGCGATAAATCACTAGCTGATGTGAAAGGGTCTACATGCCGCGAATATCTGAAGCAGCGTACCGCGCCGCAAAAGCCATTGTTGCCATCTATGAAAACGACCGTATCCCGTGGTGGTTCCGTGAAGCCATCCACAGCGAGACAGGAACTGAAGACCTTCCAGGCCGCAATAAACCACTGGCACCGCGAAAGCCCGCTGGAAGCCGTGCCAAAGGTAAGCCTGCCAAAACCCGGAAGCAGGCGCGAAAGGTTTCTGGAAAGAAGTGAGGTCGCCCAAATGTTGTGGGCATGCCGCCGTCTATCGCGGGAAGGCCATAGGGCTGCGAAAGGCGCTGTACAGTTTACGGACTACAGCCACGTAGCCCGCTTCATTCTCATAGGAGTGTACACTGGAACACGGCACGATAGAATTATTCGGCTTCGATGGGCAGCTTCTAAGTCTCACGGCCATATCGACCTTCAGAGACGCATTATCTTTCGCAGAGGGTCTGACGAGAGGGAAACCACAAAGCGAAGCCCGCCTGTGCAAGTTCCCAAAGGGCTTCAGGGTCATATTTCTAGATGGCATGCTGCTGAACTGGGAGGAATTCCCGTCATCCATCACAACGGAAGCCCCATCGGAAAAATGCGTCGAGCCTGGAACACGGTCAGGGCCGCAGCTAGTCTTGGTGAAGAAGTGACCCCGCATACCCTGCGCCATACCTGCGCTAGCTGGCTCCTGTGGGGCCGTGAGGGCAAGGGCGCTAGACCCGCTCAGAAGCCCCTGACGGTATGGGAAACTGCGGAAGTGCTGGGGGCTGATGCCTCAACCGTGGAGCGCGTTTACGGCCATCACAGAAGGCAGGGATAATGGGCGAGCGGAAGTCTGAATATATCCGTGATGAAAATGATTGGTATGTCGAGCCGGAATGGTGCGTGGAAGCACTGCGGCACCGGGTTCCGTTTGTCGGGGCGATCCATGACCCGTGCTGCGGCATGGGAACGATTCCGCGCGTTATGGGCGGGACGGGTGCCGACCTGATCGACAGGGGCTATGGCTACCCACAGCGCGACTTTATGAGGGACTTCGCCGCTTACGATAATATCGTGACTAACCCGCCGTATGGCACGGCGCAGGCCATAATTGACCACGCGCTGACCATTGCCAAATACAGGGTTGCGGCCCTTGTCCAAGTGAAGTTCTTGGCATCACAGCGCCGTCATGGCCTGTTTTCAGACAACGCCACAGAACGGGTTATTATGTTCAGCCGCAGGCCGTCCATGCCGCCCGGTGAAATGCTCCGCGAACAGGGCGAATCAATCCGGGGTGGCGGATCAATAGACTTCTGCTGGGTGGTTTGGTCACGCGGCCACCTTGGCGCGACTTATCTAGAGTGGGCGAAATGACCGGGTTTCCGTATCATTTCAGTATCATTTCGGGAGAAAGTGGTCGGAGCGACTGGATTCGAACCAGCGACCCCTATCCCCCCAGAAAATAGGCAATAGCTAAGTTATTGAATTATAATGCAGCACGTTGCGTTTCTGTTCTCCCGGCGTTCTTAACCTGTCCCACGTTTCTGTATCCAATCCGTATCAGGAGGCCCTAATGATTGACCCAGCACAAATCCCGAAGGAGGCGCGTGATGAGTGACATGGATGTCGCCCGCGCAGCACTTACACAGGAGAATCAGGGATGAGCGACCGGAAACAGTTGGCGGAAAAATATCTGGACTTAGCGCGGTCCGTGGGCGGTTGCGGTGACGGAGGCTGTGTTGTTATCCAGCGAACAGGAATGCACACAAACGGCGGGTGCAGGTGCACGTTGAACGCTGACCCCATGCGACAGCGCGGCATTCGCAGTCTCCTGATGATGGCGCAGCAGTTGGCAAAGGAAATAATCCATGAGTGACCACGAATCCGAGATCACCCGCCTCACCGCCGAGGTGGAGAGGCTGACGGAAGAACTAGACACATGGAAGTCCGTCTTCCCAGACATTGCACCCGCCAGTGTCTTGCCTGATCGGTCATTGCTTGAAGCCGAGAACGAACGGCTGCAGGCCGAGGTGGAGAGGCTAAACAGCGAACTGACGGACGCCTATACCGATCTCAACAGCGCGCGGCAGGACAACGGCAGTTTTACCACAGAGTTCAAGCGCCTCACCGCAGAGGTGGAGAGGCTGAACAAGGAAAATGCGTTGGGAGGGGTAATTCATAGCCTGTTCGGCACGTTTTTGACGCCCGAAAGGTACGACTGTCTGGCCGCGAAGAATGCCCGCATCGAACAGCTTGAGGCGGCGCTGGCGTGGATAGACCAGCAGCGATACACGGGCCGTCGCACGATAAACCCCGCGAATGGCTATGACCACGCCATTGCGCTGAATGAAAAATTGATGGCGGTGATGGATGTCGCCCACGCCGCACTCGCACAGGAGAAGCCTAATGACTGACATTGTAGAGAGGCTACGGCATTGCTCCGATAACTGCGGCGACGAGTATCTGCACGAACTGGCTGGCCGTGCCGCCGCCGAAATTGAACGGCTGAGGGCGGCGCTGGGCGGCGTGCTCTGGATGGCGGAAGACTGGTATGAATACGGCGGTGACGAAACTACATTTGCGAGTGACCACAAGAAGGCACTGGACGAAGCCACCGCAGCACTCGCAGAGGAGAAGAAAGATGACTGACGCTATGACCCCAATGATCCAGTGCGTTGCAGTTCCTGAGACCACGTTCAATGATATGAAAGCCGAGATCAAACGTCTGCGGGCGGCGCTGCGGGAGATTGCAGACATTAAATCCTACAGCGAAGTATCAAAAGCTATTAAGGTTGCGGCCATAGCCCGCACCGCACTCACACAGGAGCCGTCCAATGACCGCTGACCGCGCCGCGCTGGTGGAGAAAGCCAACTCCGCATATTTTCGCGTTGGGATACCGGATACGCCAAACGCACGAATGGCCGCCGCCATCTCCATCATCCGCGCCGAGGTGCTGGAGGAGGCGGCGAGGGTGGCGGAAACATGCAGACACGGGACAGAGGCCGCAGCCATCCGCGCGCTGAAAGGTGGCGCATGAGCGTTACCGAGCGGGACACTCCCGGCACACACACAGCACCGCTGCCGGGAAATGACCCGAGCGGGATCGCCGCGCGGCTGATCCGTCTGGCCCAGCAGTTCGAGGACCAGCACGCGCCGATGACCATGACGCTGCTGCTGCGAGAAGCTGCCGCCGCCATCCGCGATCTGAAAGGTGGCACATGAACCTGGACCGCAACCTGAAATACTACTGACGCGCGTAATTCTTCCTGACGCCGCTATACCACTGGCGGGAGCAGTCCAGATTGCCGTTTGCCGAGGCAAGCGCAGCCCGTGAACGGGCAAGAGCCACGCGGGCGTCATCACCTACCTTGACGCCGGGAACCGCCACAGGAGCCATGCAAGCGGGCGGTGGCGGCAGGGTAACGCTCTGGACCTTACTGCTTCCCGATGCTGTGCAACCCGTTAAGGCTACGAATATCCCGGTCATCAAGAGCGCACGCGGGAGCAGGCTTGGTGAGTAATTCTTTTTCATAGTCCTGTACCGTCTGCTGGAGTTCGATGTTATCCGCCGCCAGTTGGGACTGAAGGTCAGCCGCAGCCTTAGCCGCATCTTCGCCCGCCTGTAGGTCACGGGCTTGTGAGGCGATAATGGCCCGCAGTTCCGCGTCATGGCACTTCTGCGCCGCCGTGGAATAGCCTTTCCAGTAGGCACCGAGGATGAGGCCGAGGGCGATCACCGCGCCGATGGTGTAGCGGTTGACCAGAAGCGGGAGAAGGAACGCAGGCATCAGGGTATCCCCTTCAGGCAGAGTTCCCGTTCTTTTGCACGCCGCTTGGTCAGGCCGGGGAAAGTGATGCCAGCCGCCTTGTTCCACCTCATCAGCGCATCGCAGCCCTGACGGGTCTTGCCCTGGTTGATGAGGCGAACCACCGAAGACTTGCAAGCCGCCTGCACGCCCACGTTATAGGCGAAGCTGGTCAGCGCCACGAACCGCTCGTCAGGCAGCGGAACACTGGTGCAACCAAGGATGCCCTGCGAGTATTTGGTTAGGTCTTGAAGCAGCATGGACTTGCATTCCTCAAGAGAATGCTTGTCGCCGGGACTGATGCCATAGGCGCGGCCATAGCAGACCGTCCAAGGCTTGCCGCCCGTTGCCGGGTCTGGATAGGCATTGAGGCGCAGCCCCTCAAAGCCACCGATAACGACGATGGCGAGAGCGGCAGCGGTTGTTCCCTTTTTCATCCTGCTCATGGATCGGATACCTTGCTTTGGGCGATGAACCGCGCGAACAGCGCACTCATCACAATGAGGAACTGAGACACTGCAAGCCATTCAATCGGGATCGGGAGAATGTCAGGGACCAGCGGCAGGATGGCTTCTAGGCCCGTCAGGAAACCTGCAATGATGATGAGCCGAACTGACCAGCCGTACCGCAATACAGCCCGCCAGTTATGGATCGGCTTCACAGGTCAATTCCAGCCTTGGGCTGTTCAAGAGCCGTCCAAGAATTGCCCGCTGTAATCAGGCAGGCCAAGCCACCGGGACGCCGAACGGTAATGGTAAAACTGCTAGTCTTGGGGTTTGTGAAAATCAGAATGGGCGTGCCATCAGCAAGACCAGCCACTGCGGGCGTCTCGCCGTACTTCTCCAGCAGCATTGCGGTAATGGCCGCAGATGGACCGCAGGGGTTCTGAGGCGTCTCCTGACTGTGTGCAGGGGTCGCTATCCAGAACAGGATGACCATCAGCATAGTCATGAGGAACACGCCGATAGCTGCGGCGCTGTCATCGAGCTTATACATGGGCGACCTCCGGTCTAAGAGGATGAAGGCTGGAAAAAGCAGAAGAAATCGCCACGATTGGGCGAGGAATAAGCCGGGATGCACACATGCCAGTTCCCGTCCATTGACTGCTGGACGCGGTTGTCTGGAATGAAGGTGTTTACGGGGACAGTTCGCATCGGGTTGATGCGCCGCGCTTGCTCAACAGTAAGCCGCAGAATGTAACCACCGACTGCTGGCGTTAGAACTCCCGGTTCCAGCACAAGCTGGTCGCAGTCGCCATACCCCTCATGCTCACTTGTGGTGCAGCATATGCCGTGAGTAACGGGGTCGGTTGTTCCAGTGTAAAGGTCGTGCGCGTTAGCGGGAGATACCAGTGCGAGGGCAGTAATCCCAATCGTCGCCAATACTAGGGTCGTGCGGGTCATCCGAGGGTTCCTGAATTGAGGGATTCCCTGGAGGCACGGTTATTGTTTTGATTATGAGGTTCGCATATCCGGCAATGTCGGTGGCGTGGTCGCGTTCCCAGTGATTGCCGCAGACGATACGCGCCATCTTCACGCATATCATTTCGAGGCTTTCGCGGTGAATTGCGGGAACCTCATCATAAGGACCAAGCCTCAGCGCAGACTTGAGGGCTTGCGAAACGGCAGCGACTAGCGAGTAATCGCCGTGTGTCTTTTCGCGTTCGTTGAGAAGGTTCATGCGTTCTGCTTAGTCTTCTTTTGTGGCATAACTTTGGTAACAACGGGCTGGCCGCGAAAATATGCCGTACCCTGAACAACTTCACATAGCTCTGGCGGAAGAATTGTTCCGTCTGGCTGAATGTTTATCACTGCAAAACCAGAAGCCCACCCCACAACTCCATCTTCTGCATAATCGAACTGCGGCATGTGTGGACCGAAGTCAGACAGGCAACCAGCGTCAACGCCATATGCGCGGCGCGGCCTGTAGGTTGTGAGCGGAGTTATCCGTAGCGCGTGAAGGTGGTTCGTAACAATGCAGTCCAGGCCAGACGCGACAATAGAGCCATAGGTGGCATGAATGCCGCCCTTGGGTGGCCTGTGCTTAATCATCATGTTTCCGTTGACCATGAGGCTCATTCCCATTGCCCATGCCGGGAAATGGTCTTCAAGCCTCACGCCGCGCAGCGTTGCCAATTCTGGCGCATTGGCCGCTATACGGGACGCTAGCCGAATGTCGTGGTTCCCTAAGTCCCACACCAGCAAGCAATCGTCAGACACGATCTGTTCAATCTCTGCTAGGTGTTCTTGGGTAATCCCAATTTCCTGCGCCACATCATGGGCGGGGCTTGTGCCGTACCCCAGCGGCGGATGGCGAGAAGAACTTGGCAGGTCAAGCAAATCACCGTTTGCCACGACCATTGACGGCCTTATGTCCTTGATGACTTCTATTAGCGCCCGATGGGCAACAGACTTGTCCTGCCCCGGCCACCAATGAGCGTCTCCAAACACAACAACGGGGCCTGTGACGTTGGCGATCTGCCGGATGCCAACACGGGGCAATTCGATTTTGCTGCGGTTCGTTCTGTCATCCGCAAAAGATGTGAGAACAACGCCGTGCTTTTCTTCAATGGCATTTCGTCTGCGATACACCTGACGAACGTCGATGCCAAAATGTGAGGCAACCAACTGAGGCGATCCAAGTCGTTTCCAGGCGTCAATGAACTCGCCTTCTGTGACTTTCAGGGGCATAACTAGCCTATGAGTTGTTGCGCGGCTATTCTTCTCGGCGGAATTTCAGCCGCCAGAGAACGTCAGCGCAGGCGCGGCCTATACGGTCCACGCACTCTTCACTGAGGTCGGGGGCCACTACATGGGTCGTTTCATGTATGGCAATGTCGAGCAATGTCTGGTCCGTTAAATATGGGTCCAGTTCAATGCGGTTTTCGTCTTGGAATGCGAGGCCCCAAACCCCAGGGTTCCGCTTGAATTTGAAGCGGACTTTCTTCATGGCTACATTTTGAAGCCGAGGGCGGCGATAAACGCGCCCAGCTTTCCTGACATGAATCCCGCAAGAGATGCCACGCCAAGGATTGCCCACTTGGCTCCTGACGCCTTCAGCATAATCTCATTGATCTGCTTTAGCGTGTCGTTCATCTCGGCAAGTTGTTCCTTGATGAACACTTGATTGGCTTCAAGCACGGCAATACGTTCTTCAAGTTCAGGCATCGTCATCATCCTACAAACAAAGAAACAACATAGACGGCGGTGCATGTTATTGCGGGCGCGGCTATGCCCTTCCAATCGAAGGGCAAGCCGCTTTCCCATTGTGTGAACTCCCGGCCAGCGTAGAACGCTACCGCCACCGCAAGGCCAGCGGTGAGGCCAAGAGGCCACCACAGAAGGCTTGCGATGATAAGCGATATTATCACGTGGCAGAAATAGTAGCGCGGGAGCGGGCAGTTCATTATGCGTTGACTGCCTTGATGACTGCGAAGTTAAAAACAACAGGTTCTGAGAGCGTGCCGCCAGTCAGGTTTGTAAGCCGAACTTTAAACTGGTTCGCAATCACGCTAACAATCTCAACTCGGTAATTGTCGGCGTTCACCACACTGGCGTCAGGAGTGATGATTACGACATTAGTTGTTGTAACAGTCGTGTTGGACACAGCGAAAATGACAGACGATCCTGCCACCAAAGCCGCGGCGTTCATCGTGATTTGACCGTTTATCTTGTTCAACGTAACGCCCGTGGACTTGGAGGTAAGCTGCGTAACCGTGCCACCGCTGCCCGTGCCGTAGCCGAGGCCGCCGGAACCCGTTACAAGATTGTCGCCACCGCTGACCGCAAGGCCGCCGGATGAAATTGTCTGGAGTGCAGAGAACGTATTGGCGCGGTTTTCCTTCGGGACGTTGCCGCCCTCAATCGCAATGACGCCAGCAGCGGATCGGCTAATAGTCGTGTCAGATGCCGCACCAAGTTCAATTGTAGCAAACTGCGGATTGGAGGTCGTTTCCAGAGCCTGCGGAAGCGCGTTCGTCCAGACGAAGTAATCGCCAACCGTGTTGTAAGACAGTTTGACATACATGCCCGCAACGAGGTCGCCAGAGGCCAGTGCGGTTGCTGTGCCGCCGATAATGCGGCGAATGCTCTTGGCACCCAGCGCATTGACGTTGAGCGTTGCAGCGCCAGTATTTGTGGCATTGATGATGCAAGCGAACTCTTGCCCGTTGTAGTACGCAGCCGGGGCTACGGAATAGGTCAGCGTGTAAGCAGTGGTCGTGCCAGCCGTGGTCAGGGTAACATTGCGCCAATTCCACTCGCGGGTGACGGCACCCTGGAGGGCGCGGCCTGCGTCATCTAGGGTTGAGGGAGCCGCAGAACCGAGCCATGACGGCATGGTTCCGGTGCCGTTTGAAGCGTCTGTCTGGGAGAAAACGCTAGTATTGCCGATCTCGGGCATGGGGAACTCCGATTATGGCGCTTCTCAGCGCGGGTGTTTTGGGGTATGGGGAGGGGATGAACGACACCTTAGAATGGTGGGTTATTCCGGCTTGGATATTCTGGGGGCTGATAGCCCTAGTGACTATTCACCAAGCAATCCGGCGGAGCCGGGGAGCCGTCCCAGAAGCCCCAGAAGTTTGGCACGGCGAGTGGCCGGGGATACGAACCTTCTTGTCGAACCTACTATGTTCGTTAATTCACCAACTAGACGTGGCGAGGCAAACGGAAGAGCCGCCAACAAAGAGGGACTAAGCATCCCCATCCCGGCCCCGGCAATTGCACCGCCGCCAAGCATTGCCTTCAAAACGCCCCGAGGCAGAACCGTATTGAGGGCCTGACCGGAAAGCTGCGGAAGAAGATTGGCAGCACCAGCCTGTTCAAGTTTCCTTGCTGCTTCTGCGCGGCTTCCATAGTTCGTATTGGCATTGTTGCGCGACACTGACTGAATACGGCGCAAGGCAGTATCAGCAGCAACATTTCGGCCAAGCCCAAGCGCCTGTTCAATTTCCTTCTGGGCAATCTTGGCGGTTTCATATCCCTTCATTGCGTCTGCATACTCAGGGACGGTTTGGATAATTGTATCTTTGACGGCATTCCGAGTGGCGGTAACAGCCCTCTCACGGTTTTTGGCACCGTTGAGTTCCGAGAATGAAGGCATCATATCGTCAATTCTGCGCTTCAATCCATCAAGGCCGTCAGCCGTATGCATTGCGGGGTCGTTGGCCCACTCATCTACAACCGCGCCAATGTCCTTAACCTTCGAAATGGTCGAGTCGGCAACAATCTGGTGGCCGTTGCGATACATGCTATCAACAACGCCCTGGAAAGCTTGCTCAATGGGCTGGAATGGAATTTGTGTTCCATTAGCCCTTATCGGTTCCATCTTTGCCCGATACTCAGCATCAGCTTGATCGCCCATGTTGGCGAGTGCAGACTTGGCGTCTCCGATAACATCAGCCTGCGGAACCTTCTCGCGCAGATTATCGGTGAAGGCTTTCTTTGCAGTTCCGCCTTTTCGAGCCGCCCTATAAGCCTCATCAATCGTGCCGTAGCTAGTTCCTGTCGTGAGGCCAAGAATGCCCTTCGCAACAGGGCCAGCCACCATATCACCAACACGGATAGCGGCCTGTGGAACAGACAGAGGGTTAGTCACTGCGGCGGCAACCTTGAGCGTCTTGGCCGTCTTTGATGCGGGTCCGAGAACCCTCACGGCTGCACCCTCGCCACCCGTAAGAACAGTCGCAGCATCACCCAAAACGCCTACGGGGTCTTGAGCGACGGCTTGCTTGAACCCATCCATAGAGCCGTAGCGGTTGACATAAAAATCCTTAACTGCGCCAGCAGTTTCAGAAGCACGGTTCGCCGCATCCTGGTTCCCCACGCTGTCAATGGCGTTGAACCATGATGTAGGCAGGGCATAGCGCGCACCCTCGCGCAAGGCACCAGCGCCAAGGTCGCCAACAGCCTGCACCGTCTGGACGGGATGCGTAACGGCGTTCAAAAGGTCAGCGCCAAATTGATACGCGCTTCCGGGCGTATTAACCAGCGCCTGCTGGCCTACTTCGGTCCAAGGCGTATTGGCGTCTACAGTCGGCTGAGACTGCGGCATTTGGACAATCTTGAACTGGGGAGTATTAGCCGTGGGCGCTGCTGCTTCCGGCATCTGGACAATCTTGAATGCCATTACTGCACCTTCTGGAGTTGTCCGTTAACCATGCGATAAGCCGCCCCGGTTTCGTCAACTACGGTTGCGCCATCTGGAATGGCTGTGGGGTCTTCCACAACGTCACCAACTTTCGGGCCGGATGCATTGATATTGGCCTGCGGCTGCTGTGTTGCCCCGCCACTCGCTCCCGGCGTAGAAAGCGCCTTTTCCTTGGCAATAATGGCCTGCGGCGTCATACCAGCCTGCATCGCTGCAACAGCGCGGTGACGGGCTTCCTTCTTATAGGCAAGGCGTTCCTTGGAGTCGCCCGGCTGCGGAAGGTAAACAGACCCGTATTCCTGAACTTCAAACGGTTGAATAGTCGCACCAGTATCCTTGCGGAGAAGTGCCTGCAAAAACTCTTTGCCCCCTGAACTTGCCACTTGATAATCATTCGAGGTCAGATAGTTCCCCGCACCGGGAACGGCATCCATTCCCCGCTGCCGGGGATTAGTAAGCGCTGCGTTCCCACCGTCAACATAAGGCAAGGCACCTTCAGCACGGGTCGCATAAACGGTATCCTTGCTCTGGCCTTCCGTCATTGGCTTGCCTGAACCGCCAATCTGAATCGTGTTCCCATTGGCGTCAGTGTAGGTTATCCCGCTTCCCTTCTTGGAAGCCTCATAGTCCATAAACGAACCCGTGAAGCCTTGGCTCTTGGCGTATTCGTATTCCTGAACGGAGGACGGAGCCTTGCTCTCATGCTGGCCGTACTTGTTGGAGAAGTACCCTTTCGGGTCCGTCTGCGCCCACAAGCGTTCCTGCGGGTTCTGGATGCCATTGATGATTGCACTCATCTTGGCGCTTGTCGCATCCTCAGATGCCCATTCCTTTTCTTGACGGGTGTGCGCTTTGTTGTTCCATTCCTGGTCCTGCTTGCGCTGGTTCATGGCATAGCCAGCCATTGCCCGCTGGCGGTAGTTGTCCAGACCCTCGCCGCCGCCCACGGCAAGGCCCTGTGCCCATGCTCCCGGCTTGCCAGTAGCAAGGCCAGCGCCGAGGCCCTGAAGCGAACCGCCAAGCCACGCCATCTTGGCCTGCTGCGGAGTGTAGTACCCACCGAGCAGAGACTGATACGGGTCAGGCTGCTGGTTGTTCATGCCGAGAAGGCTCTGGAAAAAGTTAGCCATGTTTGTAACCCCTTAATAGAAGCCCTGAGCGCCGCCCGCTACGGCACCAGCCGCTGCCCCAAATGGGCCACCAATCAGGCCCCCTTGAAGCGCGCCACCCAAAGCGCCGATTCCAGCGCCACCAATCTGTGACCACATCGATGGCTGCGGGGTCTGTGTCTTGCCGACAGTCGTGCCGCCGTAGTTGCCGCCAATGTTGTTCTGATACTGGCCGAGCTTGTTGTAGGGAAGCTGCTGATAGTACTGCCACCTTGCAACGGCATCACCGAGTTCCTGCTGGCCAAGCTGCTGCTGCTGACCGCCGATGGTGTTTAGAGCGTTAATGTCGGTCCAATCGTTCTGGGCGTAGCCAAAGGCGTTCTGTCCCGCCTGCTGCATACGGTCCAAGCCCTGCTGATACTGCTGCGAGGCATACGGCGCGTAGGCGTTGGTGAGAGCCGTGGTCATGGAGCCCGCATGGCTGTCTGAGCCATAACGGCCCGAGTTCATGAACTGCGAGTTCACGGACGGCAGGACTTGCTGCTGAATGTTCTGGTAAACTTGGTCGTTGTACGGATTCGAGTTCAGATATTTGCCCGACATGAAGTCATTGTTCATGGCTTCTGACTGCTTCATGCCAGCGTTGCCGCCAAGCGCCCGCTGCGTACCAAGCTGCTGCGCCTGCTGCTGCGTGGGGCTGAAGCCAGCCACCGTCGAGCCGGGGTAATACTGAGGCCCAGCCTGCTGATAAAGCCGCGTGGCTTCGTCCATGCCATACTTCAGGTAGGGCGTCTGCGGCCCCCAGGGTTCAGACTTCGTGGTCTGCTTGGTCGTATCGTTACCGGACGAACTGCCCATGATTATATGTCCTTCACAAGCGAAACTGTCTTGATTTTGTATTCGGGAAGCAGGCGTCCCCAGCCTCGACGGCCACGGTCAATCAACATGGCGTCACAGCCCTGTTCCTTCGCCCACGCTTCAATGGTTTCGAGAAAGTAAATCCAGTTATTCACGCCACGGCCACCCGTGAGCCATACATTGCAGTAGAGGCAGCCGCCGCGCCGAACCAACTCAGTGACGCAGGCCACCTGAATTTCGCCGTTGTCGGAACCGATCCACAACTGAGCATCCTTGGCGAATATCGCAGTCAGCACCTGTTCAATGGTCGCGCCATCGTTCAGCGCCGGGATGAGCAGCGGCGCGCAGTCCTTCCAGACGCGCCCGAGGTCATCGCTGAGAACACCTTGGCAGGGAATGCGTTTAGCCGAGGCAGGCATATCGGAAAGTCCTATCCGCTTGGAGGTTGTTGGCATGAGTAATTACGAAACTCCCGTTCGCCATGTTGGCGTCCGTGATGTACATCGTCCCGGCAGCAAGTTCGGCGGCGGCATTGGCGGTGCGGGGATGCCACACGATTACGGTCTGGGGAGAAACGCGAATGTCGGTAACAGTCGTTGATGCCGCTGAAACCGTAAGCGTTACCTCGCCCACAATTTCTAGTTTTCCGTTGCGAATTTGTTGGAGAACTTCGTACTGCCTTCTCAGTTCAGAGTTGGCTGGCGGGGGCGGAAAGTGAAGGAAGGGACGGATTGTCATTTGCCGTTACCCCTTCATGCTGGCCACAACTTCCGCAGCCGTCCAGTTCGGTGCTTCCACCTTCAGCGCATCAAGTGTGCCGGGAAGGGAAGCCACCCGCCTCTGTTCCGCCAGGACCATCGCATCAGCCTTTGCCTTCGCGGCTGCAATGTTGGCGTCTGTGTAGTCAAATGCCGCATAGCCCTGCTTGGCGAGTTCAGCCCGCCAGCGGTCAAATGCCTGACCGTTGCCCATGTCAAGCGGCGTGGTGAGGCCCGTCACCTTGTCGAGGAAGAAGTGCCACTCATCGCTGGTGGCGTCCACAAGGGTCGGGAACCACTTCAGGGCAAACGGGGCTATGTCACGCCGATCTAGGTTCATCAGTATTTCTTTGCGAACGGGTTGCCGTACTTCTTCGGGTCAAACGGCTGCGGATCGGGATAAGGGGTCGGAGCCGGGGGAGTGAATGCCCACGTTTGCGAATACTGCGGGAATGTCCAATCCTGCTGCTGCGGCTGTTGACCACCGTTCGGGTTGTTCGGGTCATACGGAGGCAGCGCAGGGTCTTCAATCTGCGGATTACCGCCGCCGCCACCACCATTGCCGCCCATGCCGGGAGCAACACCACCGGGCCACATCTGTTGCCACGGAGCTGGGCCGCTGCCCTGCGGGGTGCTATCATTGCCACCGCCGCGCGCCCAATACGGGAGGCCCATGAAGCCCATGAGGCCGCCCATGAGGCCGCCGTTGTCCATGCCGTACTGGATGTTTCCGGACAGAGACTTTGTGCTGTTCTGACGGCGCTGCTGGGGTGTAAGCGGTGCTTTTGCCATTGTGGTGTTCCTTAATTCCAGCCTGAGTTCCAGCCGCCCCAGCCACGATTTGATGGCTGAGAAGATGGCAGGGATGGCGGCCCGCTGTTGTTGCCGGGGGCATACGCGGGTGCATTAGAAGGTGCGCTAGGCATCTTCCAATCCCCGCTGCCATAGTGAAGATCGACGCCATAATTGGGGGGCGTCGGGGCCACATTTGCATTCGGCCAATTGGCTTGGTTGTTGTCCCACGGCTGTTTGCCCCACCACTGACCAGTTCCGGGCCAGCCGGGGAGATAGCCCGCGACCGGGGCCTGCGGGGGAACATTCTCAGGAACCGGATTGACGCCAGCGACAGCAGCTGGAACGGGATTATAAGACGGCAGCGGTGCCTGCGTTGTCGGATTACCCAAAAGACCGCCCTGCTGCGCTGCCTGGAGGGCTGCGAGTTTTCTAGCCGCCTGCTGGGCGTTGAAGCCGCTTGCGGCCCGCATGGGGTTGTCGAGCCCCGCGAACATGGGGTTGCCCTGCATGTCCCTGAACTGGCCGTAGGAGCCCAACGTCGGACCCATACCGGCATTCGCGAGAGATCGCGCATCGCGGGTCGCATAGCCCGTGGCCATCGAGCCGGGGCGACCGAACGCCGTATTCCCCTTCCACTCGGTTCCGGTGGTGAGGCCCGTGCGGGACTGCGCGCCGCCATTGTACCCGGCTCCACCACCCCAGCCGCCGACACCCATCCCGCCGCCGATGCCGCCATTGCCAAGGCCGCCGCCGCCGTTGTTGATGGAGCCACCGCCCCCGTGCCAGTCAGAACCGTTGTTATCACGTGCAGACATAACTGTCTCCTATCGTTTGCCCGCAGGCGAAAAGTTGAGGTCATCCACGCCGCGCGCAAACATCCAGTTGGAACCAGCCGGGATGGTCAGCCTTGCGCGGTGATACCGAGCGTTGACCCTCGATGTGCAGACGCCGTAGGCATTGACTGCCTTTGCGCTGCCGTAGGTCAGACCGGAATACTGATGGTTGCGGTAGCCAACCGTGATTGACGGCGTAACCGAAGAACCCTCGACAATCGGGCGCATAGCCTTGAGCAGCGAACGCCTTCCAGGGGAGAGTTGATAATCACCCGTCTCGACGGTCGCCGCGAGGTTCTGCCCTGAGAAGTACCCCTGCTGATGAGAGGTATCGAAAGCCGCAAGCAGAAGGCGGCCTGTACCAGCCCAGAAACGGCTATCCACCGGAAACGGCAGACCGTCAATCGTGGCCGACACCGCGTCCATGCCGTCGATGGTGTAGGTCGCCTGAACCGCAGACTGCCATATCATCTCATGGTTCACAGTCGCGTGTGTCCACTGCCCCGTGGGCCAATGATACATCAGGATAGTATCAGGCGTACCAGCGCCCGTGCTGTTCAGCGTGGGGATGCTGAGAAGATACAGCTTGTTGATGGGGTCAATGGCCGCCGTGATGCGGAACAGGTAATTGGCATCAAGGTTCTGTTCAATCCAGCGGTCAACCTTCTCCGAGCCAATCGGCACAATCTCAGCGCCGCCACGGATCATGTATGCGCCATCATCCCCGAGGAAGAATGCGAAGTTGTCGAATGCTGCAATCGATCCGTCAGCGCGACAGCCGAGGAACGAACTGATCTTGTCGAACCGGAAGGCCGTGGGCGGTCCTTCAAACGACATGCGCTGGATGGCACGTTCCTGAAAGATGATGCCAAATTCGCCACCGACGAACCCCATGATAGAGCCGCCGTCTGGGAGATCCTGGTAATCCGACAGCGTGGTGGCCGAAGACACCCAATCCGCTACGTTGCCAATGGCAGACCACCGAACGCGGTTGTTCTGCGATGAGGTCTTGGCGAGAACGCCAAACTCGCGGATAGCGCCTGCGAAGTAGGCAGACGGCGGCGTACCAGCCAACGCAGCAAAGTTGGATGAGACGCCAAGTTCATAGACCTGTACGGCATCGTTGCCGTTGGTCGCCATGACGAAATTGCCATATTGAGCAAATGACCACTTGCTGTCAGACGCCACGGTATAGGCACCGCCAACCGTGCGGGAAACGTCAGCCCACGTCAGGCCCGTGGTGTTCAGCTTGTAGAGCTTCGTCGCATCGCCGCAGAAGTTAAAGATTGTGCCGCTGATGGAACGGAACGAAGCAGCACCCTGAGCGCGGGCCGTGATGGCAGACGCGGTATTGGCAAACGCCGGGAACGGGCGAAAGCCAGTAGAAGACGGAATGACGTTCAGCGCCTCGGTTGAAACGCTGGTGTCAAAGTCTGCTAGGTCTGGAAGCCACGGCGAGAAAGGGACCAATTCACCACCCGTTATTGATGTTGAACGTGCGCGGGCTGGCTATCTCAGTTCGCATGAGCTGCTGAGAGCGGCGGTTGCGGTTTTCCATCCGCAGCCCGTCATAAGCCTTGTCTTCCATCACGGCGCAACGCTGGGCTAGCGCATCGTCAGACAGAATATCCGTGGCAAGGCGCTTCTTTGCAGCCTGACGAATGACCTCTTCGCCGTCCGTCATCCATGCGTTCGTATCAGCATCAGCCGAAAGCGCCGTGAACGTGGAAATATAGCTGATTTTCATGCTGTAGACCGCGTCAGGGATCGGATACAGCCGAATCTTGTTTGCAAAACGCGAGTAGAAGCGCGGCTGGCCGAACAACGTGCCATCCTGCATGTCTTCTATAATGTCATTGCTGACGCCGTTGATATACGTGGCATAGGAACCCGTATTGGCAATCCGCAGGGACAGGATTTTGATGATGGTCGGAATGTCCGAGAGAGCCGCCGAGGTGTAGAGTTCCTGGCTGGATACCGTCGAGAACGTGCCTACGGCTTCGTTGAACCAGAACTGTTCCCCGGCATAGTCTGCAATGGCTGACTGAATGGCGTTGTTGATCTGTGATGTCGAAATATCACCATCGTTCACAAGTTCGTCAGCAATGCGTGAACGCATTACGGCATATGTGGTCATGCTTCACACCTCAGCAAAGGAGGGACAGGAGCCGAAGCCCCTGCCCCATCGTCGTTAGTTGTTGTGGTAACGAACGGCCAATTGTGGCCTAATCGTCTTATATCCGTACAAAATGTCTACTCGACACGGGAACGTGTCGGTCGAAATAGCATACTGGCGAACCACACGGAGCGAGATGCCGTCCATCACTTCGCGGGCTGCGAAGTCAATGCCCTTCGGCATGAGAAGGTCGGCAGTCGCGAACGCGAAGGCTTCCTTCTGGAACAGCAGCGAGGTCTGCACGGCAGTCGAGGCGGTGCCGAGGAAGGACACGGCAGAATTATCGGCAGCGGTGTTGCTGACGTTCTGCGTGGCACCCGTGGCAACGATGGCAGGCGAGATCGGGAACGAAGTGGTCGTCGCACCCGTGCCAATCACGAACTGCTGAAGCACACCCGTGGAAACCTTCGTTTCCGGGTGAACCGAGAACACGCCTGCAATGGTGATAACGTCACCAGCAGACGGAGCAGTCGCACCAGTGTCAACCACAAGGGTCGCACCGGACTGAGTGGCACCGTTGGTCAGATACGCACTGTTAGCGCCCGAGCGCGTGTGCGCCGGAAGCATGGTGTTTTCAGACCAATCGAAGCCAGCCGCGCGGCCCATGTAACCTTCCTTGAACTGCTTCGAAATCTGAGCAGAATCCTGGAAGAGCGACTTGGTGTCCTTGACAAGGTCAGCCATCGCAATCGGGTCCATCAGGGCGGTACGGTCGTTGACCGGAGTCAACGCACGCTGGAGCAGAACGCGAGCGTCAAGCGCCTTGTTGTAGGTAGCAGCCGATGCGCCGTTCCACACCGACTGATAAATATCCTTGTACATTGACAAGGCATCAGATTCGACGTTGGCAGCAAGAACGCTCATTGCGGGTTCAATGATACGCTTGGAGAAGTCATCCAGAGACAGCGTGAGTTCGGCAGACGAGAAGGTCATGCCAACGTGCTTCTGAGTGGCAACCTGAAGCGTGGTGCTTGACTCGGTGGTGTCCTGAGTGGTCAGGGTCGCACCAGTTGTCACCGTGTACTGGTTCGGAAGGCGAATCTTGAGAGAGTCGCCAATCTTCGCGCCAGAGTTAGCGAAGCTAGAGTCATACTCACGGACAATGTTGCCCACGAAGTTCAGCTTCTGGTGGAGGATACGCAGCGCCTCGCGGGTCACTGCGGTGGGGGTGAGGATCGTATTGGCCATTGGTCATTTCCTTCAAAGGGACGCGGCGTCTTCAGACGCTGCTGATGTGATTTAGCGGTTGCGCTGGGCCTTCTTCGCAAGCGAGCTTTCACGCCACTTCATCCACTCTTCCGCCGACAACTTGTCGGGGTTGGTTGGACCTGTGCGTGTCTTGCCAGTAGTCACCGAGGGAACGGGTTTTGCTTCTGGCCTTGCCTGCTTGAGAGTGGCGTTTTGCTTCCGCAGGGTTTCGTAGCCGATCCGTGCGAGGTTTAACGTCTGGATCATGAGCGGGTGGGACGTATTCGAGAGTTCCTCGTTCGTAAATCCCAGGTCCATGCCAAACTTTGTCAAACTTGTTCGCTTGTCGGCGTCAAATTTTCCATCCCAGCCAATATCAGGCTTGGGACTGTTGAGATGCTGAACTGCCCGTTCAAGCGTGATTGCAGTTGCCTGTTCACGATGATTGTTCAGTTCGCTACGGCGGCCCTCAACGTGGCCGTTCAGCCTATCGTGATAATCACGAAGCTGTGTGTATTCGGCCTGCATGACAGCGTGCTGCTGCAAGTCCTGCTGTGCCAGAGCGCCCCAATTCACGTTCTGGAACTGTTCAAGACGCTGACGGACGTTGTAAAGCTGGGCCTGTTCTTCGGCCAAGGCTTCATTCGTCTGTGCTTGCCATTGCATCGCTTGGCGCTGAGCTTCAAACTCTTTGCGCTGCTCTGCTAGGCCCTGCGTCTTTTGGGTGTAATCGGCCTGCATCATCATGCGGGCCTTGAGTTTCTCGGCTAATGACTTCGGAACCTTTAGCGGGTTCCCGTCAATGTCGAGTTCCTCTTCTTCCTCCGGGGCCTCTTCGCCTTCGTCATCACTCTCGTATGACGCATCAGCGAGCAGGTCTTCGTCCGAAGTGTCGGTGGCGACTTCCGGCGCTTCTGCTTCAGGGGCTTCGGCGTTCGGATTGGTCGTGTCGGTGGTGTCCATCTGGAGTCCTTGCGGGTTGCTCACGGGGAAGGGCGGCGTCTACAGACGCTGCAATCCGGGGGTTATTCCCCGGAATTAGGGGGCCTATGCAGGCGGGTTGATAATGGTTACAGCCACACCCTGGCGCGGTCCTTCACGACAGCCGGGTCGAACAGGCAGACGCCGTTTGGCCCCTCGTAGCCACCGGGAACACCGGGACCGGGGATTGCCGTCCAGACCATGCCGGGGATCAGGCTCAGGATGTTCGTGCGCTGGAACACGCCCAGCAGCTTGCCGTCCGCGTCGTACTGCGGGAGAACGGTCGGGTTGCCGTCTGCATCGGGCGGTCCCATCATCAGCAGTGCCACGATGGGGTCGATGGCGAGGAGGTTGACGTGGTGGCCCGCGATGACAACCGCAGGCGTGACCACGTTGCCATCCTCGTCGAGCACGGCAGGCGTCTTCGTGATCGGGCCGATCTCGTCGATGATGATGCCCTGATGCGGGATCAGGTTGCCGTTCTCGTCGAGCGTTGCCAGCGTAGAGCCGTCAGGAAAGGCTGTCGTGGTCATGCCGTCGATGAAAAGTTGACGGGAGGAACACCATGCGAAGATTTCAATAGCCATTATGTGGTCCTCGCTTGCAGTTCAGCGTTGGTCAGGCGGCGTGGGATGTAGGTGATCTGGCGGATGTGACCGTTGAAGTTGCCACTTGCGCCATCTCGGCCAATACGCATTTCAGTACAGCCAGAAGGGAAGCCTGAATTTGTACTCGTTCCACCTGCGCTGCCATTTCTGTAAACGGCATAATTTGCCGACGCGCCGCCAATGGCATACTTGGTGATGCCCGTCGCAGCCGTGGCTGTGTCGATGTTATCGACAACAACACCAGCAGCGGTGATGGTGCTGCGAGTGAGGCCAGACAAATGTGCATTGATGCGGATGCGATTGCTCTCAGCAGCGTCAGTTAAATGGAGTGCCGCAGGACTGCCGCTGAGTTGTGCAAGCTGCCAAGCAACAACCAAAGTCCCCTCAGTCGCACTATACGGAAACTGATTAGTGTCTACGCTGGCAACATCAGCATTGCGGGTGGCAGTCGCAGCCCCGGTCGGGATGTAGCTGGTGGCGAAGGAGCCGAGTTCAAGCTGTGCGCCCCAGACAAGGACACCCTTTGTGCCGTCACCAGTAAACGACGCTCCACGCGCAACCGTGCCATTATCAATCAACCAAGCATTGGCCGTAATCGTTGTTGACGCTGACGTTGAGGTGATTGAAATTCTATACCAACTGTTGCCCACTGGGGTGATCTTCGCGTCAGTATACGTACCAGCGGTCAGCGTACCAAGCGACAAGTCAAAATTGGCATAGTTTGAAGACGTGGGGCCATTCCAAAGAAGCTGAATGAAAGTTGCACCCGCTGCCTTGGCGTAAATGGAGAACGTATGCGCCACGGTGGTAGACGTAATAGATTGAGCAGGTCCGGTCGATGCCGTTGCAGCAGCAGAAACAACCTTGTCGGCGCTGGATGATCCGTCTGGAGCCGTTCCGGCGTTTGCCGCAATGGTGCAGCTATTCAGACTCCAATAGGTTGCATTATCAAACTCAGCCGACCGCAGCAGTAAGTTCGTCCTCGCCTCCTCCACCAGCAGCCCCTTAGCCGCCAGCGTCACTGGGTCTGCGTCTAGCCGTGGCCCGTAATACGCAGCGGCAGTCGGTGCGGCTCCGTTGTTCGGGACGTAAGCGTCGAGCGAGGCGCTGTCGGAAAGCTGTGCGCCCCAGAGGTAGAACTGCTGGTTTGTTCCGGTGTAGCTATTGAGGCCGTAGCTGCTGATAGAGCTGACGTTGCTAGGCGAAACCGCAAAGAAACCAGCCGGGAAGCTAGAACCATTAGTAACGGTTAGCGCGCAACGATACCAACCAGATGATCCAACAGGTGTGATTGTAGGTGTGCCAACAATGGCGTAGCCAGTGCCGGATGCCGAACTGGTTCCTACAGTACCGTTTAAAAGGTCAAATGTTGCCGCGCTGTAAGATGTCGTATTTCCAGAGCTGTACAAAGACACATTAGCCCAGCGACATGAAACATATTTAGCGTAGAAACTCAGCGTGTAAATTCCGTTTGCAACCGTCGTTGCCGCGTGCACTACGTGGTGGTAGCCGTTTGCTGTTCCTTCATCTAGGAGATCTGCAGAATTTAGACCGTTTGGAGACACAGCTTGATTGGCGGTGATAGTGGTGCTGGTAACTTTGTTCCACGCCGCATTAGTGAAGTCTTCCGTAAACCCCAGCAAATTCTTCGGCGTAGTCGGGTTGTACGTCGGATACGCGGAGGTGTTAGATTTCATGCCGCCGAGGTCGCTGCGGTAGAGGTGTGCGCCCCATGCCTCAACAGCGTCAGCAGATGTGACGATGCGGATGCCTGCCGACTTGGAGCCAGCGGTAGGCGTCTGCGTCACAGTGTACAAAGCCCAGTCAGAGGTAATCGTCACCGTTGTGTAGGTGCCGCTGTCAGCCGCTATCTGGATGTTGCCCGTGCCCGTCTTGCGCTTGAGCCAGACACCGAACGTGTACGAGATGGCCTCTGCTGTAAACGTCTGAAGCGTTGTTCCGTTCGCACCAGAGGCAGTAAGCGTATCAGCGGTCGTGGTGCCATTAGGCGCAGCAACAGCGTTAGCAGTCGGCGTGGTAGATGTCTTGGTCCACGACGCGCTATCAAACTGCTCACTCGCCAGCAGCAAGTTATGCGGAGCCCACTTGATCTTGCCGTCGCTATCCGTCACCGTCGCATTCGACGTGCGCGAGAACGTGATGAACTCAGTGGCCTTGCCAGTCGTAGTAGCCATGTCAGTTTTTCACCGCATAAGAGTTGTCTGTCATGTCAATGGCGAAGCCGACTTGATCGTTGTAAATCAGGCTTTCAGCACCGTTGTTCACGTTGATTGCATACGTGTCCGACAAGAAGTCGATGGCAAATGCATTCGGCTCTTCAGCAATTAACAGGCTCGCCGGATAAACGGTCGAGACTGAATTGCCCCCTGAAAAAAGGGCGACCATCAGGGGGAAGTTGTTGAACATCAGCTACGTACCATTTCCAGTTCAACCGTGAACACTTCGGCACTTGCCGGGGTATATCCAGCACGCGCCTCAAGCAGGCCGAAGCAGGAACCAATGTCATAGTTCAGCTCAGAACCAGACGAAGGAGCGCCAACGCCCTGAGCGCCATCCGTGAATGCCTTGTCCAGGGTGATATCAATCGACCCGACATAGTTGGCGACATTGTTAGTTGACCATGCGCCGTTGTCACCGTTCGCACAGGTGATGCCAACCGTCTCATAGATGTGCAGCCGGAACGAAGCAGACGTTACAGCCGTTCCCGACTTCTTGATGCGGGCGCGGCGGATCATCGAGCCACGGTTTTCCGGGCGAATGACAAAGGTCATGGGAATGACGCTGCCAGCCGTGGTCGAGTTTGCCACAAGGTCGCCGGAAGCATAAGCCGTGGTATCAGCGGGGCGCGTGAAGCTCGCCGCCGCAATCGAAATGAAGGACATTGGGATAACTCCTGATTAGATCGGGGGCATCACAGGCGGAAGCGGTGCCATCAAAGCCTGTTCGGCCTGCATGCGCTCAGTCTCGGCTCGGTATGCTTCAATTTGCATTTTCTGGCGGTCAATTTCCATGCGCTGTATTGCAATCTGCATGTCAGCCTGCGCCTTTTGAGCGTCAGCCTGTGCCTTCTGCATGTCCATGCCCTGGGATTGCTTCAACTGTTGGTTTTCTTGGCTCAACTGCTGGAGCTGCTGGCCCTGCTGCTGCAACTGCTGCTGGCCCTGCTGGATTTGCTGCTGAAGTTCAGGCGGAATACCGGAACTGATCTGCTGCGGGAGCATGGCCTTGAGGCGTTCGCTAATCTCTTCCGCCTGCGGCCAATCCAGAGCCTTCACAAGCAAGTCGCCAATGAGCGGCGCAGCCTGCGGATAGGCACGGACAAATTCCGTCATCTGCTGGGCGCTTTCCTCGCGCTTCGTCGTGTAGGACGGACCCGTGTCAACAGCCACATCATAGCGACCAACCGACAGGTCATAGATATGCTCGACGCCTTCGGGGAAACCAGCCTGCTGCTGCATCTCTTCCGGGTCCGGCTTCTCGCCAATCTTCGCCACTTCTTCAACGTCATCGTGGCCGATGATGCGAATGATGCGCTCGCCGTTGTAAACCTTCGGGATCAGGTCAACCAGGACGCAGCCAACCTGACGGATGGAGCGGGACAGGTTGTCAATGAAGTGGAACGTATTGACGTCACCCTCGCGCTGGCGGGCCATGATAGCCCTGCCCGAGGTTTCGTTAGACCGCTGGCCCAGCGAGGCGTCATACATGCCCGTAATCGACTTAATATCGTCGCTGGCGGCCAACGCTTCCTGCATGGACCCAGCCGCACCACCGCCATCAAGAGGCTGGCGAGACGGCATCTGTGAGCCTTTGGCGTACTGAAGAAACGGCAGCGACTGCGTGTTAGCGTTTGCCCAGTTTGGATCGGCGTCGAATGCGCCTTCCTCACCAATGAACGGCACACGCGGGGCCAAGGCCACCAGTTCCGTCGCAGTCGTGCGCCAGTAATTGAACATGCGCTGGGCATCTTTGGCCTGATTGATGAGGCTGCGGAAGTAACGCTTGCCCTCGACGTTCAGTTCTTCGCCATAGACCGGGATAATCGGCAGATACTGGCCCTGCCACTCGTTTTCTTCCAGAATTTCAGCGCCCGTCATGATGCGCTGCGTAATCTTGTACGCTTTAGCCATGCGCGAGGTCACAACCTGAATGCCCGCCATCTCGAAAATATCGCGGCCCGCCTCGTATTCCTTTGCGCCGACAACATCACCGCTGGTCAGCTTCAGAATTTCGCGTTCCGTCTGCTCACGGTGCCAGCTTTCGCAGACCAGAATATCGTCAGCATCACGCCAAGGGGCCTTGAGATTGGAATATCCGAGGTCTTCCCAATCAACCTTCTGCGCGCCCTTGTACTTGGCCTGAAATTCCTCTTCGGACTTCAGGTCCATCACCCAAGCACGGTTCCAGTCCGAACCATCCATAGCGGTTGAATACGGATCACCGACAACGCTGAAGGGGTTAGCGATACGTTCAATCTTGAGACATTTGTCGAAAGTGTCATCGTACTCATAGTCAATGGCAACGCGGATATAGCCGAAGCCACAGGACACGGCATAATCCACCGCCGTATCATACGCCACATCTGCTTTGGAAGTGCGCTCGATATTGCGGATAAGACCCTCGTAAATCCGGGCCGTGTCAATGTCAGCCTTGTCATCGACGGGCTTCACCTTGATCTGCGGGCGGTTCTGACGGCTGTCATTCACGACCTGGCGAATGAACGCAGGCAGCTTGTTGATAGTCAGGATCGGACGGCCATCAAGTTCCCGCTGCTTGCGGATTTGTTCCGGCCACTGCTCACCGAGGCGGGCGAACTTCAGGTCTTCCAAGGCTACGTTGCGGTTTTCGGATTCCGCGTCATAAGCCTCTTCGAACTCTTCGCGCTCTTCAGCGAGATTGTCTTTTTCCGTGGCCATTGGGCCTCCGTTCGTGCCGCTATCTCAGCGGGAAATGTCAGGCGTGGCCGAGGCCGTCGCGCTCATGCTTGTGTGCTGCGGGTGGCGCAACGATGCGAAAACCACCGCCATTGCCTACCATTGCACGCGCCTCCGGTGATTATTTAATTTAATTGGTTTAATAGGGTGTCAATTAAAGATATTAATACGCCAGCGAGACGGGCTCGCTCCACCCAAATTCATCACGCTCGACGCTATAGACCCGGATGCGGAACATCTTCACGCCGTTGCTCATGAATTCTTCAAAAATAACTCCAGCCTTTTTATAGAATTCAAGCGGGAAAGCTGGCTTGGTCATACTCATCATCCCGCTCTCCTATCTCCACAGACCGTCTTCACCCCAGCCATGATCCAGCCCCTACAACCATACGCTCTCTCGGCTTCGTCTTTTCTCTCGGGGCTTCGTAGGCTACGGCCATGAGGCCAAAAGCATCAGCGGCGTGCGAAGACCAATCGTGGTCAGGGCCAAGGCCCAGGTTGCGGGCCTCGTCGCGCTTTTCGTGATACCAGCCAATTGCGTCTAACCCCGGCCTGGTTGTCTTTTCGTTGAACCACATGGAAGGAAACAGCCTGCGGGCCGCCTCAATGCGCTTCATCGCAGCGCCCTTGCCCTGGTTATCTACTGTTTCAGCTTTGAAGCCAGCTTGGCGGATATGATCTGCGAAGCGGATTCCAGTAATGTTGCTATGCTGGGCACCGTCGTGGGGGAGTATAGATAAACTGTTACTCCACCGATCTCTAAGCCAAACCAAGTGGCTCGCGAGGGGCTGCCCTTGCGCTTCGTAGTAGTCAAGGATACGGACTTCGCGTCCAACGAACTGAGCGATCCAGATGGCCGTGCTATCATTGAAGCCAATGTCCCAGAATGCCCGGACTTGCATCAGCGGGTCAGGCTGTACCTTGCCAATGCGGCCTTGTTCGCGGGCTTCCTGAAGATGCTTGGCGTAATAGGCTCCGGTCAGCACCGTTGCGTAGTCGCCTTCCCAAATATGGGGATATTGGTCAGGCTGGGTTCGTAAACAATCGAGCCGCTCTTGCTCAAGTACGCCGGGAAACCACGGGTTATCTGACCAGTTCACATTGGCAACGGCGCAGTTTGTGGGCAATTCAGCGCCGCGAAACATCTGGTCTACAGGGTCCGACTTCCGCGTAGGGTTCCAACTGAAAAAAATGCGCGAACCTTCCGCGCGAATGGTAGGACGTAGAAGGCCGAGGCTCCGAGCCGAAAGTGTCTGCGCTTCCTCAATCCAAGCCCTCTGATAGCCTTCCAGCGATTTGATGCTTTCTGCCGTGTGGTCCTGCATGCCCTGAAAGATGATGACGCCATTGCCAGGGGTTTCGATGCGGTCCTGAAGCACGTTGAAGCCGTCAGCCTTGCCCAGTCCGAACTCGCCCAACTTGTCTTCAAGCAGTCGCTTGGCGCTCTCCTTCAGAGACTTCTGGACTTCGCGGATGCACACAGCACGAAGGCCGGAAATGGACACCGCGTCCTGAATGATTTGTTCTGCAAAGAAATGCGACTTCCCGCTTCCTCTTCCGCCAAACGCAGCCGCGTATCTTGTGGGCTGCATGAGCGGTGCCAGCTTGCGGGCTACCTTACGATTTAACGAGCGGGTCAACGATTGTAACCGTTATCTCGCCAATCAGCGGGGCATTCGGGTCACCCGCCACAGTCATCGGAAGCACCTTGCCCAGAAGCGACATGAACGGGCCGGGGTTCGTCTGCGCCTGCGTGGTCAGATAGTTCACCAGCCCCTCTTCGCCATCGCCGCCTGCCTTTTGAGCCGCAAGCAAGATTGCGTCCTTGAGAAGGGCTGTGGTTTTGTTAACCGCCCCCTTGGGCCTGCCTGCCGGATTGCCAGAAACGCCGGGAGCGAACCCTTGCTGCTTCTCACTGTTGTTAACAACACCGGAGGCGACTGCTTCATCAGCTTGGTCGCTCATGCTGGCCTCTTCTTACGTTAGGTTACTTGCAGCAGCCCGTGACGATCTTGGCGTGCGGCGTAGCGTGCAGCTTGCCAGACGGCGACTTGCCGGGGCTGTTGCCCTTGTGCGACGAGGACGAGGACTTGGAGGACTTTGCCATCGGAGGCTCCTGGTTGTGATGAAGGGTTCCAGCCGCACGGCGCGATCTGCTCTAACGCTATACCGGGAGGGGTGGCAGTGCGGTGGGCTGGAATGGGTATCCCCTGCGCGTTCAACCCGAGATGGGATGCAGTCCGGGATAGGTTGATCTCAACGCAGGGGAATTTCAGGCAATTCTTCTCAACACGCCGCAACGGGTGCAGCGGTTACAGCCACGGGGCGAACCCACTTGAGCGGCATATGCAATTCGTCATCATTGCTTATGACGGGTAATTGTAACTTTTTTATGGCCAATTAAGCGGCCTGTTCAAGTTGCGCCTTTGCTTGGTCAACCATTTCCGACAGGGCTTCCTTGAGGTCGCGCCATTTGGCTTTCTGACGCTTGCTAGCAGATTGTGATAGCGCCAGCGCCGCCCTGTTCTCTGCATCAATCACCGCACGGAATGCCGCGATCTGGCCGTCAGGGATAACTACAGGCCGCATGTCGCCGTCAAACTCGACGCCCACCAAATGCCGGATTCCATGTAGATCGTCTACGACGGCCACTGGCACGCTTGCAAATACGCGGCGGGGTAATATCGCTATCTCACGGTAAGCCCGTAGCTGGGCCTTGGCTGTGACTCGGCGGGCTATTGCTGGGCGGGCGGCAATAACCTGGACCGGATGCCAGCACTGGAAGCCCATGTTCCCAATTTGGGAAACGACATAGGGTTCCTTGCGGAAGTCGGTTCTGAGAATTACCCAAGTCATCCCCGGTTGACCTCCTGCCGCAGATATTCCAGTTCAGCCTGCATGTCGTTCATGCGCTTGAGCGCGTCATCGTAGCGGGTGGCAATCTCTGCCGCCGCGCGGGCTATCGTGATGTACTCGCATTCAACCCCATACATCGGGCAGCGTTCATATACGGGCCGAGTCTCGCTCATGCTGCTTGCTCCATTGCTGGGGGGTATTCCGTGTCAAACCACCAGCCGCCACGCTGGTCACGCGGGGCCAACTTGCCCTTGGTGCGCTTGAAGAAGGCGTCCCATGCGTCCATCTGGTCCGTACCTGTGAGGACATAAACGCGGGTGCTGGTGACTTCGGGCGGCAGTTCCTGGGGCATCCATTCACGCCACAGGTCGCTGTTGAGCCATGACCGCGCCTGCTTCACGAACTCGGTGCCGATCTTGCCCTTTTCCCGGCAGTGGACCGCGTAACGAGCCGCAGCACGGACAACCTGTTCATGCCCCCCTGCCCTTGTCACGGCTGGCCCAAATGCCTTCACAGCGCCCTTGCGGTCAGCGTTGCCATCCCGCTTGGGATAGGCATCCCAAAAGGCACTGAAGCCGTCTGGTTCAACGCCTGAGCCACGGGGATTGGTGCCGAGCGAACGCGGGTTCGTTCCGTGGAGCCGGGAGTTCTTGGGGGTTGGGGGTAATTTTTCTAAAACTTGAGTAGTAGTTATATCTATAGGGGGTGTGGGGGATTCCATGGAAGTTTCCACCGGAATTTCCACGGAATTTCCACGGAATTTCCTCAGACGATCCTTGGAACGGCGCAACTCTGCATCCGCTCTCATTGCCTCCAGAGGTGCTAACTCCACAGCTAGCACATCAATGACGCCTGCCATCTGCTCAGTGGTCAGGCCCAGAGACATAAGTCGTTTAAGGTTCTCGACGTTCATCTAGCAGTATGTGCCTTCAAAACAGGTTGAGTTCAATCATTGCGATGGGGTTGTGAACCCTATGCACATCAATCCCAGTAGCGGCCTAACTCCACTCCGCAGGCCACTGACAAAAGCAGCGCAAACACACTGGCAAGCACGATGACCGACCAGAATGCTGCGTCACTCATGCTGCCATCCTCCGAGCATTTTGTTCCCGCCTGTAGCGTGTGCAGAAGTCACGCGCCCAGAAGTCAGGAAGGCCTAGCGCATCGTCAATCTCAGGGAAGGTGAACCCCTGCTCAACCATCCTGATGATTTCCTTCTTCTGGAACATCGTCAGCATGTTGCGCTTCGCCCTGATGCACTTCGTCGGCGCAATCTCACAGGTCTTGCATATCTCCAGGTAACGCGCCCTAGCACCCTTGTCGCCACGACCAAGCTGCTTGCCTACGTGCTGCCAACGAAGCCCTTGGGCGCGCAGTTCAAGCAGCATTTCATCCTCTGCCGGGGTCCATGCGCGGTGCTTGGTCATGCCGCCCTTGCGGCCACTCTCGGCATTGGCTTCCTCATCAAAAGCCGGGGCATGGTCAGGGATATAGTCTTTCGGAACTAGCGAGCAGCCGATGCGTTCGTTGTTGTGGTCGAGCCAGAAGAACCGCCCATCAAGGGCTTCCTTCATTTCGAGTTCGGTAATCATGCAGCCTCCTGTTGCGGGGGTGACACGCCTAAATCGAACACACACATTTTAATCTTGGTGCGGTATAGGTCGATCTGTTGGTCAACCTTGTTCACGCCATGCAGGACGGTTGAATGGTCCTTGCGACCGCAATAGATGCCGATCTGTGGCAGTGAGTGCGAAGTGTAGCGGCGGGCCAACCAGTAGAAGACCTGACGGGCGGCAACGATGTGAACGGAGCGCCGGGAGCTATTGAACTCTTCGCGGGTGATGTTCCAGACGCCGCAGCACACGCGGGCAATGTCATCCATCCGCAGAGAACCCTTGCGGGGAACGTCAACACGCTCTGCCCACGTCATCCGGTTCTGCCACTTGTCCATGACAGCCGCGTCTGTACGACCCACGGCCACAGCACATTCGTGGTGCGTCTTGCCCTGCCGCTTCAGTTCGACAAGGTAGGTTAGCTCTTGCGCGCTCCAGCGTGTGTAGACTGCGGATTCTTCTTCAATTTCGTTAGGCTCGTTAAGGTCAACAACCTCAAACGTGCCAAGGGACTTCTGCTGTAGCTGGTAGAACCGCCCGTCAAGGTGCTGGGCAATCGCTATCTCGGTCCAGAACGTCATGCCGCATCCTCCAGAGCGTCTGCCTGAACAATCGTAATCTCAGCCGCAACGCCGTCTGGGAGGTTCGCTGACCAGTACCAGTTGCAGCCCATGATGAACTTATCGTTTTCGATGGCACCCACGGATTGCAGAAGGTCGAAGATGCCTTTCTGGAAGTTGTCGCCGTCCATGTTCGATCGGCGGCGGCGCATAGCGAGGGTGACATACACAGGGCCAGTGAACTTGTGCTGGCGCTGTAGTTGCGCCTTGACGTTCCAGCCCTCACCATTGGCCCATGTGTTATAGGCTTCGGTGCGGTACATTTTCCCGGCCTTCTTTGAGAACCGCCAGATCGCGTTCACGGAGGGCGGCAAGTGGTCGAGGGTCAGTCTCGTCTTCATGCTGCCTCACGCTTCTGCTGGGTTACGTAATCGCCCCACTGCTGGGCCATTGCTTCCGCAATTCCCTGGAAGGTGCGCGAACGCTCTTTCCAGCGGTCAGGTCCGGGAGGCATCTTGTGAATGCGGGCTTCCCTGCCCTCTACGATGTGAGTCGGCACCAGCTTGGGAAGGTTCTTCAGCCAGAAGCACGTTGCCTTGGTTTCACCGTGGCCAAACTGCCAAGGCTGAATAATTTGATCCGGCTTTCGGATGCGGCTGGAGATGATGCTGATGGGGTTTTCAAGTGCAATGTACGGCACGGGTGCATTCAGCAGAAACTCGACAAAGGCCAACGCTTCTGCTTGTTCCGCTTGCTTGTCTTTAAACCACCGCGCGCCACTAACGGCCAAATGTGTGCAAGGGGGATGGGCAATCATCAAATCCCAATCGCAGTAGCCAACTACCTCACGAACATCACGCTGAAAATGGTGTTCTTTTCCGTCATCGGCAGGAAGCAAGTCGCAAGAAAAAGCTTGATGTCCAAGCGCCCTAAACGCGCGTCGAACGGTTCCAGAAAATTCGCAGGCAACAAGAATTAGGCTCATCTGCGCCACATCTCACGTTTGATAAACTGATACGCGCTCTTCCATGCCAGCCATTCAATCTCAGCCAGCAGGAGCCAGTTACGAATGCGCCAGCGAAGGTTCATTTAGTCACCGCCGCCGCTATCGCTGTGAGAAGACGGGCCGTCCATAGCCTCAAAAGAAATAATCGCGGCTTCCGCAACGTGCCTCTCATGCGCCAATAGCCTTTCCTGCCGGGTGCATTCTTGTTCATAAGCTGCGTGGAGTTGACGCCAGATACCGACCAGAATGTCAGCCGGGGGCCGATAGCGAAGGTTCCAGAACACACGCCACGGAATGCCGTAGCGGTTCTCCAAGCGGCGCATGGCGTTCTCAGTGTCACCGGGGCCACGAGATTCCCGCAGCACCATATTCGAAGCCCACATTGACGCTTCGGAAACTCCACTTTGATAACTAAGTTTTGCAGTCATGCAAAAGCACTCCTGTTAAACTTTCTTTCATAAGGAGAGAGAACATGAGCAACGTGATTGACTTCGGAGCATGGAAGCGGGAGCGACTTGGCGTTGCACCGCCTACGAGACGCCGCGCCCGCGCTGTGCGAAGGAAAGGAGAAAACCCCGCCAGCATTGGTGATCTGTCGCAGCAGCTTCTTGAGTTGCTTCGACATAAATAAAAATTGGCCCGTCTGGGAGGACAGAGCGTTACATATAACGCGGGCCAAGTTGCCGCCGCTCCCAGGGAGGATGAGCTTGCCGTCAAGTTGGGAGTAACGGCTGGCGGGGGAAATCATTGCGCGGCCTCACTGGGCTGCACGAAGTCGTTGGCCGTCACACGGCCATTGGTCACTTCGGATATGCGCGCAAAGTGACGAACTGGAAGGCGGGAGCCGTTTTCCCAGCGATATACCGTCACTGGGTCCACACCAATTTCAGATGCGAACTCGCGGCGGGAAAGATATTTAAGCTGGAAGAACTCTGTAAGGGTCATACCGCTTTGTACCACATTGGTATATAGCAAGCAAGCCCCATTTCACGATATTGGCTGTTTAACCCAACTCCAAGAGCATCTAAACTAAATGTAATGAATCGGATCAAAGAGTTACGGTTAGAGCGTGGACTTACCCAGACTCAACTGGGTAATCTGCTTGGCACGACAAGCGCCACGATTCAGCGTCTTGAAACCGGAAAGCGACAACTCACCCAAAAATGGGCTGAGAAAATTTCATCGATTCTAGGAGTTGAACTCACGAGTCTTTTCGGAAATATTCTACCTACAAATAACGTAGGGTTATCCGTAATTGGCGAAGTGCAGGCAGGGGTCTGGAAAGAAGTGGATGTGCTTGACGAAGAAAAGCACCCTCCCTTACCAATCGGCCCCGATCCCAGATATAGCGACACTTCTCAGTACGCCCTGCTTGTCCAGGGTACTTCCATGAATAAAGTGTTCGCTCCCGGCAGCTTCATAGTCTGTGTGCCGTGGCCTGATTTAGGCCGTGACCCTCGAGAGGGTGACATTGTGGTGGTTGAGCGCCGCCGCAATGGAATGGTCGAAACAACGGTAAAGAGACTTGCGCTGAACAAGCGCCGCCTAGTCCTGATGCCGGAAAGCACTGACCCCCGCTTCCAGACGCCAGTTGAACTGGATGGAAACGAAGATCACGACGAAATTGCCATTACGGCGCTGGTCGTTGGACGCTACGAACAGCTCTAAAATCACCACAATCTGACTAGGAAAATTGCGCGGCCTGTCAAAGGCTTGCGTTTTTTTGCGTCTTATTGCGTCTTTTGTGCTTGCGCTTATTACCAGATTGGTATACAGTATTTCTCAAGCAATCGGGAGATACCACAATGAACGCCACACAGATCAAGAACTGGCTCGGCTACTGGCAGAACGCCAAGATGGTCAACCTTGAAGCCATCACGAGCTTTGACCGGGTTTATCAGGCTCGGAAGTATTGCGAATGCATGCGGGTCGGAGTGTTTGCGGAGGTGACGGACCTTCAAATCTGGAACGCACTGCGCGAAGTGGAGGGCCGCTAACATGCCTGACCTTCACATCCCCTACACTCTGTCACTGGTTTCAAACATTGGCCGTGACGCAGCCCTTGGCACCATCAAGCGCGGCTTCGTCGCTGAGTTCGACTGCACTCTGGACGTTGAATACAGCGACACCCGCGATTGGGAAATCAACAGCGTCACGTTTGAGCAGACGCAATGGACCGATGAGTTCAGCGTTGATGAGAAGTCTGACCCTGACCTCTGGAAGCTGATCCAGCGTTCGATTGAGTACGATTGGAAAGACCTAGGCGACAAGGTGCGCGAGTGCATCATCAATGACCACGCGGAATACGGCGATGACAGCGCGGAACGTTATCGCGATGAGAGCATGGGCCGCTGACATGCGCTGGAACCCCGCCGTTCACGCTCTCTACGCCTTCACCGCTTTTGGCCTTGGCCTGTTGGCCGCATTGAACTGGTGAGCAACATGACCCGCGAAGACGCTGAAACGCTTTTCGACCTCATGGAAATTTACCGAGAAGAACACCCCGAAGCCACGGATGACGAATGTTTCGAGGCTGTCTGCATGTTCAACATTGACCGCGTTGCAGCCATCGCTGACGCACTGAAGGAAGACCGCAATGACCGCAGCATCTACGCTTAACATTCTCCAGCGCATCAATGCTGTGATGAAAGAACTCGACTACCTCCAGAAGGAGAAGAAGTCAGGGATGCAGTACAGCTACGTGAGCCACGACAAGGTTGCCAAAGCCATCAACCCATTGCTGGTGAAGCACGGTATTGTTTGCTATCCCACCGACTACAGGGTGACGCAGGAAGGCAACCGCACACAGCTTCAGTGCAAGGTTGTGTTCGTCAACATTGATGACCGCTCCGACCAGATTATCGTGGATAGCCTTGGTTATGGCATCGACAGCCAAGACAAGGGGCCAGGAAAGGCAATTAGCTACGCCTTTAAGTATGCGCTTCTCAAGACGTTCGTTCTCGAAACTGGAGACGATCCAGACAACGACCAGCATGTGAAGTTTGAGCCGCCTGTGATGGTTGCGGCCAACGGAACACCCGGCGCATCGAAAGCCGCAATGCGCGGGCCGTACGATACGATGGTGAAGGCCATCCGCAACGCCGCCAGCGTCAATGCGCTCAAGTCTTGGTATCAGTCCAACGTCACTGACATTGACGCGCTGCCGCCTGATTTTCTGGATGAACTCCGCGTTGAGTACAATGACCGACTGTCTGAACTCAAGGCATCGGTGGCGGCGTAATGGCGAACTACAATCGCACGCCAGTTGAAGTGAGGTTCTGGGAACAAGTCAGCCCAGAACCGAACTCTGGGTGCTGGCTATGGACGGGCGCAGAAAATGGTCAGGGCTACGGTGTAATCGGTCCCGGTGGATGCTCACGCAAAAACCCTCATGTGATGGCGCACCGACTGAGCCATGAAATGTT